GTTGATACTTATGATGATTATAGTTATGCTATTATTAGGAATGATCGTAGTAGATATACAATTGTTCGGAAAGGTGATCTAATTAATAATATCGAAGTCCTTTCTATTGAATCAAATAAAATAAATATGAAAGGAGGAAAAAATTATGAATCAAACAGGATGGTTTTCCTATCAGGGACAACTGGAAAAAAAAGTAAAACGACTAGAAAAGGAAATACGGGAGATGGAGTACAAACTTCAAGTGCAACGAGTAGTCAATCAGAAGTTGCTGGACAAAATCAACGATCTACACAGAGAGGAAGGACAAGAAGAGGTTCTGGATCGACTCAAGACTTCTCCGGCATGAGAAGTCAGTGGCAAAATGCTTCTCCGGAAGATCGTCAGAAGATGATAGAAGAATTTAGGGCTCAACGGGGTAGTGGATCCCGAGGAGGTCGTCGAGGAAGACGATAAAATAATTAAATTAGCCTTGACAAATGGGTATAATATATGTTATAATATACCCATAATCAAAGAGGAAATATGAATGAAATAGCCGCTTTATTTAATAATAAAGAAACATTTGGCATGGAAATAGAACAATTAGTACAAGAGGAAGATACAACTTATATAGATGCTATATTGCTTTATTGTGAAGAAAATGATGTTGATTATTCTATTTTAAAAAAACTTATTGATAATACATTAAAAGCAAAGTTAGAATTAGAAGCCCGGGAGAGAAATTTTTTATCCAATAAAGTAAATAAGTTGCCACTATGATTAAGACACAACCAATACAAGTTTATAGAATGTATCTTGGTGTGAAATTGCATTTTTCTGATAAAAAGTTTAATTATGTAGAAGCTAAAGGCGGAGTTAAGGTTAATCCTGTAGCATTGACCAAGCGAAAGGATCGTTATTATTTTGAGAAACTGTCAGAAACATATTTACCTGATCAGATGTTAGGTTATTTTGTTTCTAATTTTGTTTATGGTCAACAAGATGGTGCAGTTATTGGACAAGAAGAAGGTTTTTCAGTTTATTCTAATTGGAAATCAAAGATAGAACGTTTATCATATCATGTTGTAGATGAGGTTCAAGGATTGATAGATTCTAATGAATCGTTTAATTCCTTTTTTGCAGTTGAAAATGGAAAACATCCTCTTTTATTGAAAAAATATATGAAAGGTGAATTTTCATTAGAAAGTATACTCATTTTAGATAAGTTAATTGATTTTTTAGAGGACTGGAGAAATTATATTAAGGATGAATACATTTGGCCTGAAGTTTATAATTTATTGATTAGATATAGTCATTTTATAGATTTTGGGAATATTAAGAAATACAAAGAAAAAATATTAAGAATATTGAGGTAATACTATGTCTACATTTGCAAATATGAAAAGTAATCGTCAATCCATGATGGATACAGTTCGCAACGCAGTTGAAAAATCACAAAACGACTCACAATCATTTCAAGATGATAGATTCTGGTATCCTGAGAGGGATAAAGGTGGTAATGGTTTTGCTGTTGTACGTTTTTTGCCACAGTCTGAAGGAGAAACAGTTCCATGGATTAAGTATTGGGATCATGGTTTTCAAGGTTCAGGTGGTTGGTTTATTGAGAATTGTTTAACATCTATTCCTGGAGGAAAGTGTCCTGCTTGTGAACATAATACAGCTTTGTGGAATTCGGGTATTGAGTCTGATAAGGATATAGCTCGTAAACAAAAACGTCGTCTACGACATGTATCTAATATCTATGTTGTACATGATCCTACTAATCCACAAAATGAAGGTAAAGTTATGCTTTATCGTTATGGTAAAAAGATTTATGATAAGTTGTCTGAAGCTATGAATCCTGAATTTAAAGATGAAATAGCTTTTAATCCATTTGATTTATGGGAAGGTGCTGATCTTAAACTTAAAATTCGTAAAGTTGATGGATGGCCAAATTATGATCGTTCTGAATTTGATGAACGAAAACCATTGTTTGAAGCTGATTCAGAATTGGAAGAAGTATGGGGGAGACAATATAAATTAGAAGAATTTCTTTCGCCGGAGAAATTTAAAACTTATGAAGAATTACAAGTTTCTTTAGCTAGGGCTTTGGGTCAATCCAGAGATGTTGGTACAATAGAAGAAACTACTGTAGAACAGCAAGAGGAAGTAGTTTTAGAATCTCCTGGTGCTAAGTTTAGTCGAATAGAAACAACAACAGAATCACCACAGCTTAATATTGATAAACAGAATGCTGGTGATGGTAAGATGGATTATTTTGCACGATTGGCAGAAGATAATCAATAGACATGGAGTAGAGCAATCCATTGATTAATCTATGATTCGTTCATAGAATTATTTCATTGGGAAAACAGTCCTCAGAGGGTCTCTATTCCGAACGGCATAGATTTGTAGTAAGGTAGCACCTTACCTTCTATGCCGTTTTTTTTTAATCTGTGTCCTTTACAGGTAGTTTAGCAATAGTAGAATTATTTTTATTATTATTATTATTATTATTACTAGGAGTAATAGAGAAATTTCTAATATCAAAAAAACTACTAACAGCTCCACCTACAATACCAATCATCACTAGTAGAATTCTTTCAAAGAAAGCCATTTCTCTTTCTATTGTTGTTTGTTTTGTAACCCATCCAGTTATTACTAACATTCCCATCATTATAACTAATCCGACTACTCCGAAGAAAACACTTCGTAATATTCCATGTTGAGCAGATAATTTTTCGTGTAATGCCAATTGTTCTGCTTTCATCTGGCCATCTTCTTGTGATTCTGCTAAATGTTGTTCTGTATCTTTTAGTTCATCTTCTAATGTATTTATTTTAGCTTGTAGTAATAATAGTATTTCATGATCTGTTTGTGCTTCACCATTTTCATTCATTTTTTTCCTCACTTATTAAGTTAATAATAAATAATAATATTATACTAAAAAAGCATATGTGTAATACATAGGCAATAGAAAACCATACTTTAACTTCAATTAGTTCTTTAATATTATTTTCGGATAAGGTATTAAATTGTTTTAAATATTTATTTAATTCTTGTTGATAATTATTGTATTGTGGGTTATTAATTATCAATTGATTTGATTTATCATCCATAGCTCTAGTTTGTAAAGACATGAGGATTCTGCTAATACCATATGAGTTTATTAATAGATCTTTTTGGTCAATGGGTAAATTTGATATTTTATCTATTTCTTTTTTGAATTTATTTGTTTTTAGATTTATGTATTCAAGTTTACTGGTATTAGAAGAATTATCTATATGTTGTAGACTTAGATTGTGTAGTGTATTATTAGTTTGTTGAAAATTTAATACAACCTTTGATGATTCTGATGATAATCTTAATCCGTTTCGTAAATTGATATTGTTATTCCATAATAATAAAGCATTGAAAAAAATAAATACTATTAATACTAAACGAATGTTATTAAGTTGAGTATTAAACCATTTTTTCATATTAACCTCCAATAGCTATAGCTATTGCATCAATTACTCGACCGATTTGATCTTTAAAAGTAGTTAGGATAAACATTATTATTCCTGTTATACCTACATCTCTGCTATTAACTGCTTGTTTAGCAGATTTGGCTGTAGCTTTGGATTTCATAATATTAACTTCCTACAATGGACATGGTTCTCATTCTTTTATCATCTCTAACATTTGGCTTTACTGATTGATATGTTGTATTATTCTGAACATTAGCAGTTGGTGCATTAATAGCAGTTTGACTTGACCCTTCTTTGATCATAGTTCTTAATTCCATTTCTCTATCATATCGTTCTGCTTCTGCTGTTTTTATTTGCATAGCTGTTTGTGGAGTTCCATAATCCATATTTAGTGCAGTTGGAGGAACTATTACTGGTGCTGAAGGATATGCTAATTGTTCTATGGGTAGTAATAGACTTTCTGTTGCTAATGCAATTCTTTTAAGTGGATCCCATACGTAAGCCATTGTATAATTTTTTAGGGTACTTAGTGTACTATCTGATAAGTGTACTCTACCTAATGTTTCTTGATCCATTAATTTCTTTGCTTGATCAGGTGCTATAGGAGATACAATTGGATTTTTAAGATGTAATCCATTTGCTGTTATTTGTCCCATTTCTATAGAAGGAATTTTAAGTGATTTGGGCATAGATGATTTCTTTTTGCCCCAATTCATTGGGTTGAGAATTCCACCTGGCTTATCTGATCCACCACTAAATGCATCCATTATTCCATTAATTGCTTTAATTGCATCTTTGGTTTCACCTTTGGTTAATTCTTTGGCTGCTTCTTTAATATCCCTAGACATTTTTAACATGCCTTCACCAACAGCGTTAAACTTTTGAGTTATTTTTCCACCTTCAGTTATTCTTGCAACTGCATTTAATATTTTTCCTAATCTAGTCATTGCTGGAAAGGCAATTAAAGATGTGGCAGCGAATACAGCTAAAGAAGCACCTAATGCTATAAAGGCAGGTCCTAATCCAAAAACAAATGCTACAATTTTAACCATTTGGCCTACACTAAATTGTCCTAATTTATCTAAGAAATCTCCTATTCCACCTAATACAGTTTCAATTCCACCAGCTAATGATGTTATAATATCTCCAATTGCTGCACCAAATGCTTTAATTATATTTGCAAATGCTTC